TCACCTAAAGATTTTCCAATGTATACTACATAAATATTATTAGTTCCTGTTGGAGGTGCAGCAGTAAATGCTAAAGTTGTACCACCAGATACTGTATAAGCTGAGTGAGGATCCTGACGAACATTTCCCACAAAAACTTCAATTTCATTGGTGTTACCGACAGTTTGTGAAAGAGTAAAGTTTACAGTTGAACCATCACCAGAGAACTGCGAGGAGTTCATGGTTAGTAAATTTCCTTTTGGAGCGTTTCCTAAATATGCCATGATTCTCCTTACGTACTTATTGAATCTATAAATGAAGCCCAAACATCTAAACTAGAAGCAGTGTCCGATTTTGCTTTTAGAATGTCTGCGTTTTTCATTACTATTCTCGATCCTCCATCAATCAGTTCTAAAGAACCGCCTGATACGATTGGACAGTTTTTAATTAAATAATAATCATTACTTCCATCATTAATTACAACATCAACATTAATAGTTGATGTAGTTGTGTTCGCACAACGAATGGAAATAACTGCATCATCAGAGTTACTAGTATGAATAGTAGTTAATGATGTTCCTATGTTTCTTTGTATATATCGTTCAAAATCTTGTGCCATTATAATCCTACCGCCATTTTAATTGCAAATGCTTCACTTGCTGCTCCAACGGGATCACCATTTGCATCTTTATAAATTGCTTTACTTGCAGGTTGTGTACAAAATACATCTTTAGTTCCTGCTGTGAAATTTACTGCTGCATCACCATTTGATGAAGACAAAATTGTGTCTCTTGATAAAGTATCTGGAGTAGCATCGGTTACGGTTCCAATACCAACTTCAAACTCACCTGTACCTGTATTTACGATAGAATAATAAGTTGTATTACCAGTTCCAATACCTGCAACAAATCCTTCAAAGTCTTGCACTGCTCCAGCAAGATCTAAAGTTCCTGTACCAGTTGTTGTACTAGTTTCTTTTACTCTATCATTTAAAACAAGAGCCACTTAATCCTCCTATCCAGAGATTCTTAAAATAGCGGCTGCTGTTGTAAACGCTGGAAACTGAATTGTGAAAGTTCCTGCAGTAGCTGTTTTATCTCCTCCAAAATCTAAAACTGCAACAGCTGCATTTGTAGTAGCAGATGAAGTATTATAGATTAAAGCTCCTCTAGCAGTTAAAGTAACACCAGTAAAAGATCTGTCTGCAAAGTCTACTATCGCAACACCTTTACCAGTTCCAGAACCAATTGAAGTTCCACCATTAACTAATGCACCGCCACCTGCTGAGTATTGTCCACTATCACCAACTTCATTGGAAGCGGAATAAGCAGTTGTAGTTGAGTTTAGAGTAGCTGAAGAAGTATATAAAGCTAACTTGAATTTATCACCACCTGTTTGTTTAAAGTTGTGATCACCTTCTAACAATTGTTTTTTAAATGCATTTGCAATTGCTTGTGTTATAGCCATATTTTATCTCCTTATTTACCAACACGAGGAACACCACTTTGATATTCATCTCGTCTTCTTCTTCCCATTTGTTCTATTGCAAAAGATTGAACTGCTTGTTTGTATCTACCTTCATATAATTGCAATAGATCGGTTGGTCCTTTTAAAAAACCATATGCTTCAACTAAGCATGCATACAAAAGTCCATTGGGAAAATTTGTACTTATGTATGTAGTAGTATTACTACTAGATAAACCGGGATTTTTCAAGATATAGTTTAGTTGAATCTCATAAGTGGCGTTTGGGGTAGGTGAAAAAACTAAAGTATTATCATCCCACATACCATAATATTTTGGAACTCCAGTGTTTTCCGCAGGATTATATTCAGACATAAAACTAGTGTCTCTATATTCTAAAAATTCTCTATTATTTGCTTGGCCTACACCATCTGAATCTATTATTTGAGCAGATCTAACTACCAATGTGTTATCTGGTGTATTTATAAATCTTTGACCATTAACAAGAGTTGCTGTCGCATATCTTTTATTTTGATCAGAATCTACATCTCTCATAATTCTGTATTCTGCATTTTCTATAAATGTATCAATAATAGATTGAGTTAATACATTACTATCAACTTCTGTATAATCTCTAATTCTTGTTGTAAGCTCACTATAATTCATGATATACTAATTTCCACTTCTCCAACTTCCATATTAGCTTGTCTTTTATTATTTGCAACTGATCCATCATCAGGAATCATGCCACTTGATTCAAAAGCAAAATCTCCTGGTAAAGTTAAATTGGCTACCATATTTCCTCCACCAATTTGATTAGATGGAAAAATTTGAGGTCTTGCATTTTGTAATCCTTGACCATCTGCTGTTGTTGGTTTTGGTTCTAGTTGTGGATGTTTTGCTTCAAATTCAGAAATGTGAACTCTTGATCCATTCCATTCAATAACCATTTCTTTATATGGAAATGCTTGACCAGAACGATCTGAAATAAATTGTGCATATTTTCCTCTAGATAAATTAGACATTATAATCCTTCATAATAAGTTTTTGGAGTTATAAATGAACTTGAAGCTGAACCATCTTCTTCTAATGCTCTTTTTAACTCATCTTCATAAAGTAATTTACATTCTTGTGTTCTTTGAGGTGCAAACTTTTGAGATAAATAATATGTTAAACCAGATACCATACAAGGTACAAATCTATATGGAACATCTGCTTCGTTAGTATATGCTCCTGCATCCTGAATCCTTTTTACATAATAGTAATTAATAGTATTTCCGGCTTCAGTTGAACCTGGAGTCAGATATAAAGTAATTGTAACTTTATCTATAAATCTTTGAACCCAATATTGTGTAGGAACACCTGTTTGAGTTTTATTAGAAAGACCTTGATAGCCAGATCTATTTATTTTTGTAAGTGGAAAATCTGTATTGTCTGAATTTCTATACACAGCTTCTAGTACATCATCGACGCCATATACTGCGGTTGCATCGGAGGTACCATCAGCTGTTGATCTATACATTGTATATTCTGATTGACCATTGACTAATGTAATAGAGTTATTTCCAACTTCCCAAAAGTGTAAACCCCTATTAGCCCATTCTTGAAACATAATGTTTAAAGAACGTCTTGCTGTTTTTATATTATTACCTGAATAATCAAACATGCCTATACGTTCATAGGCTTCAGTAATTATATCATCAATATAAAAACTGGATTCAAAAGTTGTTGTTCCAGAGGTAGCCATTTAGACCTCCTACTTGTCTATCAATACAGTCGCTTCAACATTTCCACCAATTGCAGATACGGTCATTCCACCTTCAAATACAATTCCATCTTCTGGAATATTGAAAGCAAAAACATCACCTGCAGGGCAAGCTGTTAAAAATTGAGTAACTGAATTACCGTCTTGTAGAGTAATTGATTGAGTTCCTGATCCATCATTTTCTAAAATAATTCCTCTCAATCTTGTTCTTCCACCAAAAACAGAACCTGTGCCTGTAACTCTTACTGCTTTTACATCTGATTTCATATTTAAATCTCCGTTAAATTTATATGGGCCCGAGGGCCCATATTAAATTAATTATTACGCTATTGTTGCGCCGTTGTTTCCAACAACAACCCAACCTGCTGTGCCGTAAACAAGAACTACACCATCACCAACATCATTGAAAGTGATTGTAGTACCACCCGCAAGAGTTGTTGGTGTAAGAGTTCCATCTCCACCGTCAACAATCATTGTAATGATTTTGACTTGACCTGCTGTACCATCTGCAAGTGTTAGTGCATTTGCTCCAGTAGTAGTCACTTCAGTAATAAGATCTGTAAGATTAACAGCTCCTGCTCCTGATAAAGACTGAACACTTCCAGTAATGATGTTACTGTAAGAAGTTCCTACAGTAATAGCACCTGTAGTTGCGTTTTTACTAATAGATTCAAAACCATTCTCTGATCTGACTGGTCCTGAAAAAGTTGTATTTGCCATAATTATATCCTCCTAGTTTCCGAATACTGTCTCTAGGCCGTCGACTATACGCGTCAGTATTCTAAATAATTGTATAGTGGTTAATTTATATACTACTTTTTAATAGAGTGCAAGAGAGCCTGTAGTGTGGAGTGGAATTTTCCAACGATGTAGCTTTTTATTAAGTAGCTACAGAAACTTCAGGAGCAGATTTATGGGCAGCTTTTGCTTCTGCCATTTTTATATGGTTTATCAACTCTCTAACTTTGTGGTCGATTCTAACCATATCAAGAGTATATCTTCCGTTACTCTTATGTTCCTGCTCCCACTTCTTGTCTAGAGCTTTTTTCTGTTGGTAAAGCTCCTGGATGTGGTTGTCCATTTATAACCTCCTCATAGGTTATTCTGTGTTTACGGGAATCATACATATCTCCCGTGTACTCCCAAGTTATATCATTTTCTCCTAACTTGTCAACAATAGCTTGTTCTAATGAGGTTGCGTCATCTTTACTCATGACATCGAATTTTGCGTAGTGATCGTATGCTAATATGGTTACAATAAATTTTTTCATAGGTTTTTCTTTCTAATTTTTAATTGTGGCGGAACAATGTCCCGCCACAAAAATTTAAGTATTAAGCACCTGGTGATGCAAAGATACCTCTATAGTCAGATACACCAAATGAGTATCTTTCTCTAGCTTTGTATCTTACGTTACCAGTATCGAAATCACCTTCCATAGCAGTTTTAATTCCTGCTCTTTCGAAGTATTTCATACCGTTAGGTACATCAGTGATAATGTAGAATGCATCTGGGTCAGTTAAAAAGTTATTAACTCTGTAACCTGATGGAATCATTCCCATAGACACAAGTGCATTGATGTCATTATCAGCTGTTCCAACTCTACCTTGAGATTTCATCAATCTCTCAGCTGTGAATTGTAGTTCACTAGGGATAATCATTTTAACACCTCTAGCAGCAATTTTTAGACCTCTTTCGTCTGTCATTGCAGCAATGTCAATTAATGATTGCTCTAATGAAGTTTCATTCAAGTCAGCCGCTGTAGCTAATGTATTTGCTACAGTTCCAGATATTGTTGGGTGGTTAGTTGCAAATAATGCAGAACCATCACCTGAAGTGAATGAACCGAATCCATTGATTAATGGATTAACAGCTTTAACTTGTTTTGTATTCGCCATAGATCTAGCTAATGCTTTAGTATATCTACTAGCAAGTCTGTCATACAAGTTATCCTCAACTGCTTCTTCAGTTATCGCAAATCCAAGAGCCACAGTTTCATGTGTGTATCTTGCTGTGAAAGTTTCTTGAGCATTATCGAATGCAACTCCAGAACCTTCTGCTTTAACTTGAGCTTGAGCAAAACCTGATAACATAACTTCTTCTTCAAACGCTCTGTCTGAAGATTCAGTAGTATATATTTCAGCGTGCTGATTCTCATAACGTTTATATTCCAGACCGAATAAAGCATTCAAACCTGGCTCTAGTTCTTTAACTAGTTGTCCTCTAGATATCGCCATAATTATCCTCCTTATACTCCGGCTATTTGTTTTAAGAAGTGTTCATTGATATTAACAACGAAATTTACGTTCGATGAACCTAAATCATTATTGTCAGGATCTTTTGAAACTCCTATTACTTTTAACTGACCAGTAGATGCATCAGCAGTTGAATCATCTAATTCTACTTTTGATACGTAGTTAGCTGAATCTCCTGCAGTGTACACGATGTCGTAATCCATGAAAACATCAGTTTGCGCAGAGGCAAGTGTGTTGTCAGATTGGATTTCGAATCTTTCGTACGGGTCATCCGCTACAAAGCCAACAATATCTGTAGCTGTGTTTGAAGCTTTCAGATTGTTTGCCCATGTAGGTTTACTTGTAGTTGCATCAGTATAAAACACTCCGTTTAACGAACCAAGTAGTACGTCACCTGCTGCAGCTACTCCAATTGTTCCAGTGTTTAATGCTTTAACTGGATCTTGAAAGTAGATAGCAGTTGCAGATGCTGCAATACTATATTCAGATAAACCTTGATTGTCTCTGTTCTGACCAACTTTTCCGATCGGTTTTAAACCGAACGCAGCGTCTTTATTTGCCATATTAGTTGTCCTCCTTAGACATTTGTTAGTTTATCTTCTAGTGGTTAAGAATTCTTTATGATTTCTTTGAGCCACCGAAGGTTACACGAGATTGCCTCTCAATATTGATTGGCATATCTGGGTGCTGTTCCTTCATAAGATCGTTATCAACAGCTTTGACTTTTTCATCATGCATGTTGGTATAATACTCTTGTCGAGATTTTGCGATCTCTTCCGGTACCCTTGCCAGCACAAGGCCACCAACTCCGATCACCCCCTTGTATTTTCCGTCTTCAACTATTGGATAATCTGCATCTGGATATTCATCAGCTCTTACTAATTCATATCCTGATCTTAATCTTCCAGCGACATTTTTAGTGTCTTGAAAGCCCATAGATTCTACTCTTACCCATCTATGTTGAAAACCTGTTGGTGCAGGTGGTGCATCTAAAGATGATGGTGGAGTCCAAACTTTTTTCTTTGCAGTTTTTTCTCTAGTTTGACTCGCACGCGAGGTTCTTTTATCGTTTTCCATATGCTTATACCTCCTTCGTGATTTTTAGTTGTTTCGCATATTCTTCAAGTGGCACACCTAATTTTTTAGCGATTGCTACCTGTGATGGCGTGAGTCTCACAGTTTTGCGACCAGTATTTGTACTTCGCTTCGCACTAGCTACTGTCCGTACGGGTTTGGTCGATCCTTCCCCTAAATTAGATCTATTTGTATCAAATTTGTGTGGGAATTCAAGTCTTATTCTTTTATCTATTTCAGAATAATACTCATCACTTGATGGGTCAAAACCTTCTTGTTCTGTTAATTTTTTGTGTAGATCAAACGCAGTGTAGGTCATCGCCGTATCTTGACCAAACCATGGGTTTTTTTCAGCCCAAGATTCAGCTTTAGGATCAGGATTTCCTTTCTCAGCCTCTTTTCTATTTAAATTAATTTCAGGTGTTTTAACCTCTTTTTCTTTTGCTAATTCTTCTTGTTGAGTTTTTGTCTCTACAAATTTAGCATGTTTATAACCAAGCTCAGATATTTTTGCTTGAGCCGCAACTTCAGCTTCAATATCTCCAGCTTCTCTAGCTTTTATTAACTCACCTTTTGCAGCTTTCAATCCTTCAACAATTGAATCTTCTGTTGATTTCATAAAGCTTGGTTCAAGTTTCGAGATTTTCTTTTCTGCTTCTTCTTTTGCTTTTATTTGAGATTGAGCATAAGTTAAAGCTTCTTCTTTTTGTCTCTCTGCTTCTCTCCATTTATGAGTTAGCTTTGCTATTCTTCTCTGAACGGATTCAGAATATTTTTCTAATTCTTCTTCTTTCTTTTCTTTCGTCTCAACTTTTTCTTCTAGTTTAGTTTCACGTTCGTTTTCAAACGTTTTATCTTCAGAAGGTTGTTCAGAAGTAGTTGGTTGTTCAACAACCTCTTCTTTTTTTTCTTCTGGCAGTTCTACATCTACCGCTGGACCAGAGGTATCAATGTCAACTGTTTTGTTTTCTTCTTGCATAGTTTTACTCCTCTATGATTAATATTGATGAAGTATGTCTTCAGGATTATCGATGGTTGCTAAAACTTCATCATCATTTAGCAATCTAACTTCCCCGCCATCGATCTGGATTCTAGATCCAGCGTATCTTGCGAAAATTACCCAATCTCCTTTTTTACACCAGGGTCCTTCTGGAAATTTTTCTTTATCATAACAGTGTGGACCCATTGCAAGAACTAGACCACAAGTAGATCCTACTTGTTGTCTTTCTAAAGTTTCTTGTCCAAGATATAATCCACCTCTAGTTTTTTCTGCCATTTTAAATGGTAATACAACCATTCTCCATCCAGTAGGTTTAGGTAATTTATTTGATTCTTTTTGTTTTAAGCGCTCATAACCATTAACTTCTTTTTGATGGTCTTCTTCGTATTTATCTAATAGCGCTGATTTAATCTTTGGGTCCGAATTGGACGACGTTTGTGTTGACTGCGATTGTTTCATTTTTTTGCTCCTTTGGTTCTAGCAGGTTAGAGATTTCCTGTGATACTTTTAAATAGGCATGTGCCTGTCCCATCATATACTTATATTTTTCCATATTGTCAACACCTCCACCTATCATGTTGTCTCCAATATTTTGATAAGACTCTTTTAAAAATTTTTGTATTTTACTAATTATTATTGTTTCTTCATTACTTAACATATGCTTTTTTACCTTGATTTATTCCTTTCTTAATTACATAATTTTGAGTTCCGTTCGCACCGGTTTCAACTTCTTTTTTTAAATTTCTAAAAAGACTCATTTCTTTATTTTGCTTTTCTTTTTCTTTTGAAAAGGCTTCTAATTTTTTTGTGTCCCTCATAAAATACACTATCTAATTTTGTACAAAAAATGTCAAGACCGGCAAAAAATTTGTAAACTATTCTATCTAACATTTCCATCTTCTACGTGCCTGACGGATACGAGAATTTGGATCATTTCTTGTTTTAGCTGATGAACGTTTTAATTGTCCTAGTGATCTAGCACAGTATGATTTTCTACGTTTTGCAGCTTTGGATCCAGGCTTTACTTTTCCTGTTACGGCTGTTTTTAGTTTGCTCCCAGGATTTGCTCTCCTGTAAGCAGCAACACCTTTTGCTGTCATTCCAGCTCCAGATTTTGTTGGTCTATAATTTCCACCTTTACCGGTAGTTTTTCTAATTGGATTATCTCTTTTTCTCATTATGCAAATGTTTTTACGTTAGTTGGTTTAGGTCCTTTATTTCCTGCTTGTCTTTTTCGTCTGACAGCACTCGCCTTTTGCGACTTTGTCATTCGTGTGGCTTTTGCAAGTGGTACGCATTTTGGATATTTTCTTTTGCTTCCCTTCGATCTACCGCATGGTTGGTATTTACCGTTCTTTTTAGGTGCTCCAATGTCTACCCATTTTTCGGATACCCATTTACGTAAACCCCCTTCTGAATAATAACTACGCACATCTTTTCCTTCTAGCTAAACCTGCTCTCATAGCACCACCATCAGCAGCTTTTTTTCTATTTTTCTTTTTACCACCGGGTGTAACTTTACCTGAACAAACTGCAGATGCGTACATATTTGCATATGCACTTGGGTAAACCTTAAATTTACGCTTCGCTGCCGCTTTTCCTCTAGGACATAGTTTTGCCATTATCTTTTTCCCTTCATAGCCATCATCATTACGGATGGTTTTTGTTTTTTATCTTTATTTTTAGTT